ATACATACACGCTAATAATTTATCTTTTATCGAAGGTAGTATAGTTAAATACATCTCTAGGTGGCGTGATAAGGGCGGCATACAGGACTTAGAAAAGATTAAACACTACATAGACCTTCTCATAGAGTTAGAAGATAATGTAGGTAATAGAAAAAAGTAAATAAAAAGGCCCCGAAGAGAAATCTAAGGGGCCTTTTTATTTGCCTAAGATTTAGTCTAGGCTAGTGGCAAAATTAATTCGCTCTTCAAACTTTGGATTCTTTTTAGGATTAGGACGCTCTAATCTACGAGCAAACAGATCAGCGTATTCTCCTGAAGTTCCGTTAAACGTATTAGTATTTAGTTTTTGCCTGTTACCAGCCCCTATGTCATGGTAGGTATCATTGTTTATAATCTCACCTACAAAGTCTATTTGAGACTCCATTGAATCACTAAGGCCATTAATACCAAGAAATTCTTTGTAGTTTTCTTTCATATAGTCTAACTGAAATAGTCCGTGACCTTTACCACCACCGATTTGTTTTTGGTTAAAGTCAAACGACCCTGCTGACTCAACTTCTATGTTGCCTAACATACCGTTAATTACAGACTGCTTCCATCCTTTAGATTTCATGTAATCAGTAACAGACTGTATGTTACTAAGTGGCTCTACTGCTTCTTCTGTTAAATCCTTAGAGGTAGTATCGGCTGTAGTATCTTCAAATAGACTAGTCTCTAACTGAACAGGATCACCGCCAGACCTAGACTTTTCTATAGCTTGTTCCATGTTAGCATTTTCTGGAGTACCTGCTGCTCTTTTGATAGCGTCAGACGCTTTAGCAGCTATCATTGAACCGTCTATAGAGGCCCACATTCCAGCTAACTCTTGTTTCCCTCGCTCGTACTGAGCCAACATCTCTTCTATCATTGGTTTTGTTCCTGTTCTGGTGGAGTACCGTATTCGCTCAACCTACCTTCACGCGCTCCGATATAAATACCTCTTTTAGTATTTTTCATTATTACTCTTTCCATTGCATCCTTAATAGCTATAGCTTTATCAGATAAAGTAGCACTCTGGTATGAGTCATATAGTTTAGCCAGTTTAGATACGACTAAAGGATCATAGACTAACTCTTTAAGACGGGCTTCTTTTTTACCATCTAATTTAAACTGGGCTATCTTAGAAACTATGGTTGTTGCTGCTCCTACTGGACTCATAAATCTATTCTGAACTCTACGGTATGCCGAAGCAAACTCTGAACCACCTACTCCTGTAGATTCTTTTAACAGTTCATTAGCTTTAGCAGAACTTCTAATAGGTATTCTAGCCACTTTAGCACCAGTATCCACTATATCAAAAGCTTTCATAGCTGTTGAAAACTGATCTATATAATTTGCACCAAAGAACTCAGTGTATACTTCCCTATTAGCCTCCATATAAGCTTGTGCTTGTGTCTTAGCCTTACCAGAAGATGTTACAATCTTATTGTTCATTGCCCTTTCTGTTAACTGTAGACGTATCCCAGTTCTAAACATAGCCTCGCTTTCAAGATCCATATTTTTAAGTAGAGGCAGTAAATCTCCCATACTAGCACCACCGCTTTTTATCATGTTAGCTACTGTACTGTCTAATCCGCTATTACGAGTTAGCTTTAAAAAATCATCAGTAGCTTGAAATGCGTTAGAGGCATAGTCTGTTTTAAGACGAGCAATAGTTGCATGAGAACTTTCAATAGCAACTACTGCGTCTGAAAGTTCATCTCCTAAATTAGGTACTAAAGAAATTAATTCAGCGTTTTCTGGATCATTAAGCCATGCTTTTATACGTTTTTCGTGAGCAACATTATTTCCTTTTATAGCTAAGTTGTTTATCTTTGCGTATATAGCATCTTTTAAAACAGGGACGCCCTCTTCACCAACAGCCCCTATAAAGTCTCTTGCATTTTGTAGTTTAGTTAAATCGTTAGCAACTTGATTAGTAAATTTACTGACAGACATTTTAGCTACGCCAGCCGAATTGAATGGAATACCCATTTCTTTGTAATACGTTTCATCTATCTTGCGTAAAGAATCTCCAAAACCATCAGGTAATTCATCTAATGCTTTTGCTAGAGGGCCTTGTTTAAACCTATTCAATAAGTTTAGCTGTACCTTACCAGAAGAATCTGTAGTTCCAGATAAGTCACGTATCCTTCCATTTACTTGATTCTTTAACTGTAACATATCAGTAGCACTATAAGACTCTAAAGAAAGACCTGTATCTGGATCTAGATCAGTTCTTGATTTTAAAGTCAATAGAGGACTAAATCCTTTTAAGAAACGACCTTCATCTAACGGTAAACTGTCTACCCAACCTAATAAATTGTCTACTCCTTCTGGTGCTAGTTCAACCCCTTGTTGTTTAGCATTGGTTTTCCATTCATTGTACATAGGAGACAAACGCTCCTGAACTAAAGATTTCTTTTTAGCTACCAGATTAGCCGCAGCAGCACCTATATCAGTTTTAGCGTCATTTCTGACCAAACCTTCAGTGACTTTAAATAAATTATCTTCAACCGTATCTATTTTTTTCTGTATGTGTGCCTGACGAGCCTCTTCAAATTTAGTTCTTGTCTCTGTTTCTTTTGCTATTGCTTTAGGCACTGTAAAACCTTCTGGCAAACTAGGATCTACATTTAATAATTTTAGGTATTCTTGTTGTCTAATTTCAAACTCTTCAATGGCTTCTGAAATGTTTTTTCTAAATTGTGCATCACCACCATCTCCATAAAACTTATTAAATTGACTTGACATTATATCGTTTGACATAGCTGCCGCTATAGGAATTATTTTTAAAGGAGGGCCTCCTAAAGCTGATTGTATTTCATAAGCCTGTTCCATTATTTCAGAGAAGTTACCTCCACTAGACGCTACCCTCTCTGCAAATCTTTGTTGGTACTTATCTAAACCAAGTTCTACTGACTTTACAGGATCTAAACTTTTTACTGCTTTAATAGAGTTATAAACAATAGGGACAGTAGATTGAGCAACACTTGTAGTTATACCTGTTGTTACTCCTGTTGCAAGTAAGATGTTTGTTTTTGTGCTTGAGCTTAAATCAGTATCAGCAAGAACTTGTGCCGTTTCATTTACAACTAAGTCTGCTGCCGCAGAAGGTAGAAAAGATTGAGATATGTTAGCTATAATACGAGGTGCTGTTGTTGCTAAATTTGTAACATCTGCTGCGCCTTCTTGACCTGCTGTTAAAAACCTAACGATGTACTCTGTTGTGTTTAACGGATTACCTTGAGTTCCTTGAGCGGGGATAGGCTCTTCTCCTTTAAATCCCCATAGATTTCGTAGATGAGAACGGTGTTGGTACAATTCCACAGGAGTCATAAAACGATTAGGATTTTGGAACAAGTAAGGTTGCTCAAAATCCATACCTCTAGTAGCTTTTCCTCTCATATTATCTACGAAATCATCTGGCATAACTGTATCTAATGAGTTAACAGCACCCCTTTCAAAAGCGTCTGCACTCATCCTTATAAAGTAAGCAAATGAAGATTCATTTTGACCTTGCCTAGCTTCAGAAGCCCTTACCGCATCTACTTCAGACAATTCAGACATTTTTAGGTCTAACTTTTGATTCAGTTCCTCATCAGAAATAGCAATTGCTCCTGACAAGTCTAATGTATCTCCTGAGCTAATAACTTCATTATCCAAAGGCCCTACGGCTTTTGCTCCTGACAAATCTATTGCAGCCATTTAAAATTCACCTTTTTTATATTTAAGATAGCCTATACCATTTCTTACTCGCCACAGATTCCCATTCAACTCATAGTTATCATCTGCATAAGGAGTACCATCTGGCTGAATCCATTTCATGCCTTTTACAGGCCCTAATATGGTTTCTATTTGATCTGGTTTTAAGTTACTAGATACTCCTAAAGCATTAGCTTGTGCTTGTCGTTTGTCGTTGTAAGAATCCATTTCTCTTTCTTTTACAAACTTAGCTAACTCTTGGAATCCTTTAAGTGTTTCTGCTGTGTGAGTACCATCAAAAAAGTTACTAAATGCGTCACGTACTTTAAGAGTAAACTTTTTAGAATTTCTAAAATTATCCATCTCAGCTTGAGCTTTTAAAACATTATCACCAAACAAACTACGAGTTAAATTATCAGCAATACTTGAAATTTGGTCTGCCTTCATCCCTTTTCGGAAAGTATCTTCTGCTGTTAAGTCTATAACATAATCAGCACCCTTTACTCTTTTTCTTTCAGTATCTGTAGCAGTTCTAAATTTGTCAGTAATGCTAATTATTTCTCTTACAGGTACTTGCATATCACTTGCAATACCCCCTAACTGTTTCATTACTTGTACAACTTGTTGTTCAGAAGCACCTTCTCCAGCAATTACTTTTGCGTTTTGCCTTAGAGTAGTCCCTTTAGACTCTTCATCTACACCTGTTTTACTTATAGGTTGCCAAGTCTGATCTGGTAGTTGTTTAAATACAGTAGTAGGATCATATTGTTTCCCTTTATTTTCAGGCATATCCATTAACTGCTGGCCTGTTTTTGTGCTAGATACAAAGGAAGCTTCACTATCTCCTGTTTTACTTACAGGACTTACAGCATTAGTCACAGAATCAACTTGATACACAGTAGTAGGATCAAAAGTCATGCCTGTGTATGTAGGCATCTGCATTAATTGTGCGCCTGTATATGTATTTTTTGTAGCAGTTGGTTTTTTAGCAGATGAAATAGTTGAACCTAATTCCATTGCATTTACATCAACTAGCTTTTTTATTGGTTGTCCTTGTTCATTAACAGTTTCTACAAATTGTCGATCTATTTTAGGAGCCAAAGAAGCCGCTAAAGCCCTGCCTTTATCCATCATGGCTAGACCACCATTAGGATCAAACTTCATAATTTGTTCACCAGCTTTTTGAT